CAGATAAAAAAGTTTCAATGGCACAAAAACTTGTACTCGCTGGTTTCGATCCTGCTAGCACTTTGAAAGCATTAAATCTTCCAGCAATTATTCATACCGGTGTTCCATCTACACAACTTCAACCTGTTGCACAAATTGATCCAGCAAATCCTGAAGCCGTTTATGAGGTTAAATAATGACTTTGTTTTCTGGAAATACAACAGTTGGAACTGCTGCAACTTTAATTGATGGTGTTGCTTGGCAAAACCCTGTAGTTATGCACATTCACAATAACGATAATACTGATTCTGTTTATATTGGTGGATCAGATGTTACAACTTCAAATGGATTAAAATTATTAAAAGAAGATTCGATCGAAATAACTTTGCATCAAGCAAATCAAATTTTTTGTGTATCTTCTAAATCAGGTCATGTTATTTCGTGGATTGCGCAGAAACTTTAATGCCATATTTTATTACAGATGAATCTGCTGATTGTTCAGGCTGGGCAACGATTAAAGAAGATGGTGAAGTTATTGGTTGCCATGAAACTAAAGAAGATGCTATTGCTCAAATGGTTGCTATTTCAATTGCTGAAGATATGGAACCGGGTGGAGAACGTGCACCTGCTCCGGCTAAAGATCAAATTGAAGGTAGTGATGAAAATAAACCTGATAGCGCTCAAGGTGCTGGTGGCAATATTGATTTTGATGAAGCAACTGAAACTTCTTTACGAAATAAAGTTAAAGATCATAATGAAGATATGGATAAATCAAGTAAGCCTGATTGGACGCGCGCAACCTTAGGTCAATTGAAAGCAGTTTATAGACGTGGCGCTGGTGCGTATTCAAGTTCTCATAGACCTGGTATTTCGCGTGCTGCTTGGGCTATGGCAAGGGTTAATGCTTATCTTTATCTTTTAAGAAATGGTAGACCAGCAAATCCAAATTATGTTACTGATTTTGATTTGTTACCTAGTGGACACCCGAAATCAACGCGATCTTTGAAACGTGCGTTACCTGAAGAATTAAGTGTTGGCGATTATGTTATGTGGTTTAATGGCGATAATCTTTTGCAAGGCGAAATTAAAGAAATTCAATTTGATGGTGCTTTAAATATTCCTAATTCTGAAATTATTTTGCTTGGTACGCCTTTCAATCCAGCAGCGCTTATTCAAGTTTATGAAGAAATAGGTAATGTTTTTAAAGCAACAAATGAATATGTTGGTGTTAATTTTGAACAATTACGTAAAAGTGATGATTTAGATATTGAGGAAGAAGAAATGATGATTAATGATGTACAAGAAGATGTTGAAGATGTACAAGATGATTCGATAAATGATGATATGCGTGCTATTAATCAAGACGCACCTGCTTATATGCGTGCTGCTGCTAGGCGTGGTTTAGAACTTAATGCTGATGGTCGAGGTGGCGCTGGTTTAACTGATAAAACAATTCGCGAAGCAAGATTAATGGCTAATGGTCAAGTTTCAGATGATAAGTGGATTCGCATTGCAGCATGGATCGCACGTCACATGCCAGATTTAGACGCACCAAAAAATAATAATCCTAACGATCCTCAATATCCGGGTCCGGGACTTGTTGCACATTTATTGTGGGGTTCAGGTCCAAGTAAAAGAGCAGCACAAAGAACAATGAAATATGCTGAGGGTGTTGTTGAAAGAATTCGCGCTGAAGAAGAACAAGCACGATGGGCAAGTGTAAATGTACAATTAAAGAAACAGAAAGAAGAAAAAATGCCATCTAAAGTTGAACGCCGTATTAATGATGTTAATTTTGAAATTCGTGTTGGCGAAATCGACGCTAATAAAATGACTTTTACAGGTTACGCTGCTGTATTTAATTCAGCAAGCGAACCACTACCATTTACTGAATACATTATTCCTGGTGCTTTTAGTCGTTCACTTAAATCACGTAACGAAATTAAATTATTTATGAATCACAACACAGATATTGTTTTAGGTTCAACTCGTGCAAAAACTCTTAGATTGTCTGAAGATTCAAAAGGTTTACTTGCTGAAGCAGTTTTGCCTGATACAACAGCAGGTAGAGATTTATCGATCCTTATGCAACGTGGCGATGTTAATTCAATGTCTTTTGGATTTAGCGTTCCAGCAAGAGGAGACAAATGGTCAGATGATGGTATGAGTCGTGAACTACACCAAATCAGATTACATGAAGTTTCAATTGTTACAGGTTTCCCAGCATACGAAGCAACAACTGCAAGTGTGCGATCAATTGATGCTTTAGCAACCAGAACAGGTATGGACGCTGATACTTTGGCTGACGCTTTAACCAGACTTGAAGCAGGCGAAACTCTTTCACCTAATCATGCTGATGTAATCGGCGAAGCAGTATTTAAATTAAAAGAATCAAATCCTAGCGTTGATGATTTACTAGAAATTAAAAGAAAACAACTCGACCTACTATTTAAGGCGATCTAATGAATAAAGAACAAATCAAATCAGCAATATTAAAAACAGCAGGAAATCCAGAATCAGGCGCTATCGCCGATTTAGTTGATCAAATGGTTGAAGCAATTTTAAACATTGATAAACCAGAAGTTAAAAAATTTAATCCGGTTTCTGAAACTCGCGTAATTGAGTCTAAAGAAATTCGTTAAAAAGTATGTAATAATTCTATTAACGACTTTGAGCGTGAGCCGCCAAGTTTGTTAATTTACTGCATTTGAGTGAGCCTCATGCAGATTCAAATCAATGCAGTAAAACCTACCCAAAAATAAGGAAAACAATGTCTGAATATATTAAAGTTCAGCACGAAGCACGCCAAAAAGCATGGCACTCTGCAAAAGAAATTCTTGACAGAGCAGCCGCTGAAAAGCGCGATCTTACTGCTGAAGAAAACGAACAATACGCAAAAATTTCTGTTGAATTAGACGAACGCGCCCGCGTTATCGAAACAATTTCAAAAGATGAAAAGCGTGAATTAGCAGCAGCAGAAGCAATGTCAAATGTTGATTTTGCAACTGCAACTCCACAAGCAAAGAGCGATGCAGAAATGATTCGTTCTATGGCTCGTGGCGAAATTCGTTCATACGAATTCCAAAAGCGCGACATTACCGGTGGTTCAACAGGCGCACCTGTTCCAACATCATTTTATGATCGCGTTCTTATGCTTGCCCGTTATGTTGGTGGACCATTAGAAACATCAACAATTTTGAATACTGCAGGTGGCGAGAATTTACAAATTCCATCACAAGCAACCTATTCCAGCGGAACAGTATTTGCACAAGGTTCAGCAATTGGTGAATCCGATCCAACATTTAATTCTTTTGTAACTCTTGGAGCATTTAAGTATTCTTTCTTGACCCAAGTTTCTCGCGAATTAATTGAAGATGCCGGTGTGGATATTCTCGGATTTATCGCCGAGCAAACAGGAAATGCACTTGGCTATTCTGTAAACGACGCATTAACAAATGGAACTGGTACAACACAACCAACAGGTTTGTTCACAGTTGCAGGTTCAGGCGTTGCAGGAACTTCACTATCTCCAACAGCAGACAACTTAATAGATCTTGTTTATTCAGTTGATACAGCCGGAAGAAGATTACCGGGCGTTGGATTTATGATGGGTGCAGCACAAATTGCAAACGTACGTAAATTAAAAGATAGCGCTGGACAATATTTATTCAGTCCATCACTAACTGCAGATTCACGCGATTTGCTACTTGGATATTCAATCTACGAAAATCCAACAGCACCTACAGCAGGTTCAGCAAAGAGACCGGTTATATTTGGTCACTTGCCAAGTTACATAGTTAGAACTGTTGGCGGAATTCGTTTAGATCGTTCAGACGATTACGCTTTCAATACCGATCTAGTAACTTTCCGAGCCACCTATAGAGTGGACGGAAATCTTCCACAAACTAGCCACATTAAATACTTTAAGAGTTCAAACTCCTAATAGTAATTAATCCCTAGACCAGAAACCCCGACAGAGCGCAGGCTGTTGGGGTTTCTGCTTTTGTATGTGTAGGATTTATTTACCTGCGATTTATATGGAGAACCTGCGTGGATAAAAAGCAAGCGAATAATCAAAAATCAAACATTGCATCTTTGATGAATAAAAAACTTAATCAAGATCATCAACCAAGAATTTTATGGAACTCTAATGCACCTTGGGCACCAACCGGTTATGGTATGCAAACAGCACAAGTCGTTAGAAGATTAAAACAAAACAATTATGATGTTGCAATTGCACCAAATTATGGTTTAGAAGGTGCTTCAACTATTTGGCCAACTCAATTTGGTGATGTTGAAGTTTATCCTCGAGGCGATGAAAATTATTCAAACGATGTTGTTCCAGCGCACATGTACGACTGGGCGAAACGAAATCCTGACGCAAAAAATCTTTTAATTACTCTTTATGATGTTTGGGTTTTTAAAGGTAAAAAATGGGCAGATTGGAATGTTGCTTCTTGGGTTCCTATCGATCATTTACCTGCACCTCATGATGTTATTAAATGGTGCAAACAAGATTTTGTTACCCCTATTGCTATGAGCAAATATGGTAAAACAATGATCGAAAATGTTGGTGTTGAATCTGAATACGTTCCTCACGCTTTAGAAAAAATTTATCGACCAACTAATCAAATTAAAACTCTTGATGGTGATGTTATAACTGCACGCGAATTTATTGGTATTGATGAAGATAAGTTTGTTGTTGGTATGAACGCCGCTAATAAAGGTGTTGTTCCTAATCGCAAAGCGTTTGGTGAAAACATTTTGGCATTTTCAATGTTTGCTCAAAAACACGATGATGCTGTTTTGTATTTGCATACAAATATTTTTGGTGCCGGTGGCGGAATTGCTTTATTAGATTTAATTCAGGCAGTTGGTTTGAAACCTCATCAATACAAATTTATCGATCCTTATTTGTATCGAACTGCTTTGGCACCAGAAATTGTTGCTGCAACTTATACAGCGATGGACGTATTGTTAGCAGTTTCAATGGGAGAAGGATTTGGAATTCCAACTCTTGAGGCACAAGCCTGCGGAACACGCGTTATTGTTTCAGATTTCGCTGCTTCGTCAGAATTGGTTGGTGAGGGTTGGTTAGTTGAGGGTCAACCATTTTGGGATCCTATGCAAAAATCTTTTTTCTTTACCCCATCTGTTCCATCTATTGTTGATCAACTTGAAAAAGCGTATAACAACGGTAGATCGCGTAGTGATCGCGCAATTGAGTTTGCTAAGTTGTATGACGCTGATGATATTTTTGAAACACACTGGAAACCGGTGCTTTCAAAACTTCTTAGCAAATAGGGTTTAAAAGCAAAATAAAGGCAAAATTAGGCACTTTTAGTTATGAGGGATACAAAGATGATACCTGCAATGATTGTTCCTGTTTTAACACGTCACGATTTGTTATACAGAATGATTGAATCAATTAATTATCCGATCAAAGATTTAGTAATCATTGATAACGGTGCACGCGATCACGATTGGTCGCCTAACTGGAATCAATGGATTTCAAAAGTTTGGCATTTAAAAATGCCATCAAATCTTGGTGTTGCTTCTTCTTGGAATCTTGGAATCAAATCTTTACCGATGAGTGAATATTGGTTAATTTCAAATTTTGATGTTGAGTGGGGTGGCGATAGTTTAAAAATGTTCGCGGAACAATCTGCTGCAGAAAAACTTGTTTTATCAAATGGTGCTCCTGAGTGGTGTGCATTTTCGATCGGTTGGGAAATTATAAATAAAGTTGGTTTATTCGATGAAGCATTTCACCCTGCATATTTTGAAGATAATGACATGAAAAGACGAATCATAAATAAAAATATGGAAATAGTTCAATCATTTATTCCAATTGCTCACGATAATTCTTCAACTTTAAAAAATGGTTTTCAAAAAATAAATGATATAACTTTTAGCGATAACGCTAAACATTGGCAAAACAAACAAGATAATGAAGATTTTTCTGAGGGTGGTTGGCAATTACGTCGTAGAAGAAAAAATTCATGGGATTAAGAGTTTATACTGGTGGAACTTTTGATTTATTTCATGTTGGTCATTTAAATCTTTTAAAGCGTTGTCATGAAATTGCTGGTCCTAAAGGTCAAGTAATTGTGTCCTTGAATACTGATGAGTTTATTGAAAAATACAAAGGCAAAAAACCTTTAATGTCTTATGAGGATCGAAAAGCAATACTTGAATCATGTCGTTATGTTGATTGTGTTATGGAAAATTATGGTGCAGAAGATTCAAAAGAATCAATTGTTTTAGCACAACTTATAGATATTGTTGCCATTGGTTCAGATTGGGCGCGTAAAGATTATTATAAACAAATGAACTTTACACAAGATTGGTTAGATGATCAAGGAATAAGTTTAATTTATATTCCTTATACTAAAGGAATTTCTAGCACTTTTATTAAACAAAAAATATGATTGTTATTGGTACAACACCTGGACGAGAAAATTGGCTTAATGATTGTTTAAGTTCTTTAAATAGACCATGTTTAGTTTTGTCAGATTTTTCTTATGAATTAGGAAAAATAAATTGGTGTAAAAAACATGTAAATAAACCATTTTTTTTCTTTCAAGATTCTGTTGTTTTTAAATCAACTGATTGGATTGATGAATTGTTTGATCGTAAAAAAAGTGTTGCGTTAACTAATGATCCAAGTTCTTATGGAATGTATATGGGCATTTATGATCCGATTATTTTAAATATGGTTGAAATCCCAAAAGTTGAAAATAAAGCCGAGGCAATAAAATATGAAATTGAATGGACAAATAAATATGTTAATTATGCTGTTGATGTCGATATTGCTTTTCCTGAACTTCGTGATTCTCGTGCTAGTGGCAAAGAAGTTAGGCATGGGAGAGAATGCCTTGTTTTAGAAAATGAGTATTTAATAAAATATAAAGGTAATTGGGGACAAAAACCTGCTATAGACTAGATTCATAGAGTTTTGGAGTTTTATGGCAATTACAAATGGTTACGCAACTTTAACCCAAGTTAAAGCGGCGTTAAGAATAACTGATAGCACAGAAGATTCATTGCTTGAATTAGCAATCGAGGCTGCTTCAAGAGCAATTGATGGAAACACTTCACGAAATTTTTATAGCGCTGGAACAGCAATTAGATATTTTGCTGCTGAAGATGATTTTGTTTTATTAACAGACGACATTGCCGGAACAGCAGTTACGATCCAATCAGCAAATAATGCTGATGGTGTTTATGACACAACATGGGGAACCGACGATTATCAACTTGAACCATTAAATGGCAATTCTGATGGGATTGCTTGGCCGTATACAAGAATTCGTGCTATCGGTGACTATTTGTGGCCAATTTCAGGTGGCGAAGCATTAATTAAAATTACAGGTGTTTGGGGTTGGCCTTCAATTCCAATTGCCGTAACACAAGCATGCGTAATTCAATCTTCAAGAATTTATAAACGTCTTGATTCACCTCTTGGTGTTGCAGGATTTGGTGACATGGGAGTAATGCGTGTAACACGCGATCTCGATCCTGATGTTGCTCAACTGATCGGCACGTATCGTAAGGTTAGAAACATTGGCTAATATAACCAATATCCGCGCTGGTTTAGCAACAAGACTTGCAACAATTTCTGGTTTACGTGTTGCAGCAGAACAACCAGACAATCCTAATCCACCTATTGCAATTATTATTCCTGACTTAACACGTTACGACGACACATTTCAACGTGGTATGGATACAACAACTTTTAGAATTATTCTTATCGTTTCAAGAGCAGCAGAAAAATATGCTCAAAAAAAATTAGATACTTATGTTTCAACAACAGGTTCAACAAGCATTAAAGCAGC